GTAATACAATTTTTTCCCTGTTTTCGTAACATCGTGACCATCAGAGATTGATTCTACTGATTCACCGAATTCTTTACGAAACTTAGTAATTTCGGGAGTATCGTATGAAGTTCCACCACCTTGACCATTTGTAACCTTCCCACTATCAGACAACTTCTTAAATACGTCTTGTATTTGTTTTACATCCTCAGAAGAAAATCCATCCAAGTTACTTAAAACATTATCAACTGACTTCTTGGAAAGTTTAACTTCCTTATCAGACTTAATAACATCTTTAATATCTGTTGGTGTAGTTTCTACACTAACGTTAGTATCTGTAACTTTGGAAGTTTTACGAGTGTTCTTACTCATAGAATACTCCCTTCCGATTGTTTATGATTAATATTCACATAAGAATGTACGTTACCTATGTATTAAATAAAACAAGTATTAAAGAAATATGTAGGAAGTCCACAATCAGACAAATACATATAAAAGTAATATAATTTGACGTTCTATATCTTTTTTAGTTGGGTAGTATTTGAGAGTGATTCTCGGTCAAAAAAGGGTCATATTTAATAGACATAACATATATTATAGCTCATTTAAAATTTCACCAACCTACTATATGGTTTTCAACCTAAATCCTCACCCTCGAGAAATCCACACCCCCGATACGGTGGGGGATAAAAGACCCACACCCAAAATCATTAAATTTTCAACATTTTTTTAAAAAATTTCCCCACCTCTCGTAAAATTGATAAGTTCACTTTACCAAAATTTTTGCCAGAAATTTCCCGGAAGCCTAGGCCTAGGCTTTAATAGTTTTAGTTTAGTTTTAATTAAGCTTTATATTCTATATATTTAGCTTATAATATATATATACTATATATACTATATATAGGGGAAGAAAAAATGAAACTTCTTGTTCATTTATTTCGTCTAATGTAAATTAGAGTAGAGAATGACAAGCCAAATACCGATAGCAAGGAAGAATTGTGCAAATTGGAGCAACGGCAAATGTTTAGGTTGTATGTTTAAAAGAGAAGATGATAAGCTGTATATCCATGTTGACAAAGATTTTGCAGGTAAACCGTGTGTTGTCGATGAAGGTTGTCAATATTTTGAAGAAATTGTACTGAAAGGTAAGATATGCACATAACAATGTTCGATGACGAAACTCTACTTGTAGATGCAGAGTCGTATTTTTATCTATGGTGTTGTGATTGTAACCTTAGACACCTTGTTGTAGTCGAAGCAGTAGGCAAAGGAGCTGATAAGTTCAAATCTGAAGATGGTAAGATAGCAATTGCTATGGCAAGAGATAGTAAGGCAACAGAAATAGCTCGTAAAAGAGATAAGATAGTTCTTTACCAACGAAAAGATAGGAAAAAGGATGTCGAGACAAAAAAAGCATAGACGTGCAATAGTAGTCCCTGACCAACACTTCCCTATTCATGACCAAGCAGCTGTTAATGTTGTTTTAAAGGCTATTGAACTTGTAAAACCTAATATTTTCATTAATCTAGGAGATGTTGGAGAATGGGAATCGGTTTCATCTTGGAAATATAAGAAGATAAAGCAGCCACCATTGGAATATCAGTTACCAATCATTGATAAGGAGATAGAAGGAGTCAATGAAGGACTTGATATGTTTGATAAGGTTCTGGATAAGATAAAATGCAAGGAACGGTACATATGTGCAGGGAATCATGATGAATGGTTAGACGCTTTTGTGGAACGATACCCCTATATGAAGGATTATACCTTTAGGAAGGCTTGTAAGTGGGATGAAAGAGGATATAAGTACTTACCATACAATCATCCGCTTAGAATAGGTAAATTAACCTTTATTCATGGTGCGTTTGCTACGATTAACCATGCTAAGAAACATTTAGATACCTATGGAGCCAATATTGTCTATGGACATACTCACGATATCCAAAGAATGACTGGCACAAAGTTGAATGGTACGATTGGTTCTTGGAGTTTAGGTTGTTTAAAAGATATGTCAAGGGAACAAAATAAGTGGTTAAGAGGTAGACTACACAACTGGGCCCATTGTTTTGGCATTATAGATTGGTTTAGTACAGGAGATTTTAGAATGGATGTTGTTGACATTCACAAGGGAAAGACTTTCGTCTGGGGGCAGACGATAGATGGAAACAAGTAGGAGTTACTATGATTACTGTTTCCTTACTTGTCTACACTCGGAGGGGTGGCTGCGGGCACCTAATCAACAGGTTGGGAGTAGTGTAGATGAGAACAAAGACAATTTCCCGAAACCAAGAGGTATTGTACGAGAATGTAGAAGAATTTCGTAATTTCTACCCAGATAAAGAATTATTGTCTGATTGGAGAAAAGGAGAAGAAGGACAATGGGTTATTACGGATGATTTACAAGTATGTAAGATTTTAAGACGTAGTACTATGGATAACCAAAGAGGTAGAACTGTAGACTATGTAAGAACAATATTAGGAACGTATACAACGAATCCTAATGTTGATATGGGAGGAGTTCCTCCAAAGAATATATATTCGTTCTCAAATAAGAAGTTTTCTAAGAAACTTCGTGAAGAACGAAAAGAACCAACGAATAACGAATTCTTGTTTGCAAAGTATGTTGCAAAGGGAATGAGTCCAACGGAGGCTTATTTACGTGTTTTCCCTACAAATAAGAGACAATACGCTAAAGAGACTGCTCGTGGGCTTATGAAAACTGAAAGGGTACAGAAATTGGTTACAGAAGAAATAGAAGTTATCTTAAGTGAGATAGGAGCGTCTAAACACTACCTACTTGAAATGACTAAGAATATCATTGATAACCTGGATGGTAAGGATGGGGACAAGTTAAGAGCAATTGAATTAATGATGAAAATAGCTGGAATGTTTCCTAATGAAAAGAAAACAGAATCATTAACTGTATTTCAGGGATTTAGTGAAGAACAGTTGAAAAAGATAAGTTCTGAGAATGTAAAGGTGTTGGCTCATGCCGAAAAGAGAATCGATGACAAACCTGACTCTGTGTGATTTAGGAATACATAGTGAACTTCGTTGTTGCGTTGTTTGTGACAAACCATTGATTGACAGTCAAAAAGTTGTATTAATGGATATATTCCAAGTCGTAGCTGGTTGGGTATGTCCAAAATGTACATCTTTGTATGACTATGATGATAATCTTCTTGATATTGGAGATTTAGATGTCTATTCAGAAATTAAAGGATATGCCTGATACTGTATAGGGATTGATGGAAAACAAAGAAATAAATATTATACCAGACTTAAAGGAGAAGGATGAGGTTCTTGCGCGTTGTTATAGTGACTTGCTTTATTTTGGGAGGGCTTTTCTACCTGCTGACTTCCTTAATAAGAGCAGTTCTCCCACGTTCCATGAGGAGGTGGGTAAAAAACTTATTGATACTAGCCCTGGTGCCCGTATATGCAATATTCTTCCGAGAGGCTTTGGGAAGTCCATCTTATCGAAGGCTGCTATTTTACACAAGATTTGTTTCGCCCCAAAGGGACAGAGACAATTCATTGCATGGGTAGCTGAAGAACAAGGACAGGCCATTGACCATCTTAAATATGTTAAGAGTCATTTAGAGTATAACGAGTCAATAAGGTACTACTTTGGGAATTTAGCTGGTGATTCAGTTGGTAATCGATGGACTGAAAAGGATATTGTAACTGCCAAAGGAGATAGATTAATTGCTAAGGGTACTTCTCAGAGACTTCGTGGTAGAACTGAGATTGATGTACGTTATACTGGTATTATCTTAGATGACTTTGAATCTGAATTAAATACCAAAACACCTGAAAGACGAGATGAGATTAAGAAATGGATTGTATCTACAGTATTTCCTGCATTAGAGGAGTCTCCAGGAAAAGAAGGTTGGATATGGTTATGTGGTACTATTGTCCATTATGATAGTTTTCTACAAATGGTTGTTGATGGAAATAGGTTAGCGAAAAGAGAAGAACGTAAATATCCTTGGGATGTAACATTTTATCGGGCATTACAAGATGGTAAGTCTATTTGGCCTGAACAATTCCCTGTATCTAAGTTAGATTCTAAAAAACGAGAATTTATTGAAGCAGGTCTTGTAAACAAGTTTGCCCAGGAATATATGAATGATGCTCGTGATTTATCATCAGCAGCGTTTAAAACAGATAGAATCAAATATCATGATGGAGTATTTAAGTCTATTGATAATTATTCTTACTTAGTTATAAGAAATGATGCAATTCCTATTAATGTTTATATTGGAGTTGATATAGCAGCTACAGCAACAAAAACTTCTGATTTTCAGGTTATTATGGTTATTGGAGTAGATTCAAATAAGAATCGATATGTATTAGAATATTATCGTGAACGTATCCCTACTTTTGATTTACCAGAACAAATTATAAAAATGGCCCGGAAATATAGTCCTGTTAGGAGAGTTACGATTGAAACAGTAGCAGCTCAGGAAATGGTACGTGATATGGTTACTCGGATGGCTTCTGAAGATAGAAGATTAATACCAGGAATATTTAAAGGGGTTAAACCACCTCCAGGTATTAAAAAAGCAGATAGACTAGAAACATCACTAGGTCCTATTGTAAATAGTAAAAAATTATATATTCGTAGAGAAATGACAGGATTAGTTGATGAGATGTTTGAACATCCTGTTCCAAAGAATGATGACCTTATGGATGGATTATACTATGCAGACTATTATTCTAAAGCTCCACTTAGTACATCTATATCAGTTGGGGAGATGAGAGCAGGAAAGAAAAAAGGTGGCAAATTAAGGGGATATTACAACTGGATGACAGGTGCTAGACGATAATTTGGAACTTTTAGACGATTTTAGCGTATTTTTCTTTGAAGTTACGCTATTTATACTTAACTTAGTAGTGAAGCGTAAGTCACATATATTATGGCAATAGAACAACACCCACAATCAAAAGAGAATCAAGAACTTCATAGAAGGTGGCGTGATGCTCGAGCAGACTGGGAAATAGAAGCAAGGAACGATATTGACTTCTATCATGGTAATCATTTTACCAATGCTGAGTCTGAGGAGATGCAATCACGTAATCAAGCTGATGTTCCTATGGATAGGATATCACCAGCTATTGAAAAGCTGAAAAGTGTATTAACAGCTAAACCACCTGTATTTACAGCTGTACCAAGAGAAGATTCTGATGTTAAGGTTGCATCCGCTTGGAGAACAATCCTAGGATACGTATGGCAGATATCAAGTGGGGATGTCCACATGAAAGATGCTATTCATGATTATGCTGTAACAGGATTAGGATATCTGTATGTTTATATCGATAATGAAGCAGACTTTGGCAAGGGTGAAGTTAAGTTTACTTCAGTTAATCCTTTTCGTGTCTATGTACCACCATCATCTCGTGATAGGTTTTTTCAGGATGCTGATTCAATTATCCTATCAACAATTTTAACTGGTGAACAAATTGTTAATTTATATCCATTCTTAGGAGCTCAGATGGATGAGGAGACTGGAGAGGTCATTCCAGGAATCATTGAGGAAATATCTGAATATTCAGAAGAAGACTATCCAAATGCTCAAAATAAGAATGCTATGTCTATTAAGACTCCAGCTGAAGCTAAGGACTTAGACCATTTTAATCACGAAAAATACCAAATATTAGAAAGATTTTATAAGACCAAAGTACCATTCTATAGAGTGGTTGATTCTCGTAGTGGAGAAGAAATGGTCATGAATGAACAAGAATTTGCTGCATTTTTAGAAGAAAATCCAGGAGTGTTTGAGCGTGGATTGATGAACTTTGAAGAAGTATTACAAACACGTATTGGCGTAGTTGCAACTGTCGGTGAGGTTTTATTATATGAATCTGTTCTCAATACTGATGTATATCCTATTGTCCCCTTACCAAATATATGGTCAGGAACACCGTATCCCAAATCGGATGTTTCTAGAACAAGACCAATGCAAAGACTACTCAATAAGTTATGGTCGTTAGCTTTATCACACGCTCAAGCTTCTGCTGGTTTGAAACTATTAGTTCCTTTAGGAAGTGCTGTAAATGGATTAGAACAATTAGAAAGAGATTGGGCCAATCCAAATGCAGTAATTGAAGTTGATACTTCTCAAGGAGAACCTCATTATCCTGCTCCGACACCACTTGCGTCTGAGTTTTATCGATTAATTGAACAAGCAGAATTTTATATAGATTTTATTTTTGGACTTCCTGAAATGATGCATGGATTTTCAGAAAAGGCTCCTGATACAGTTCGTGGTACAGAACGTATGATGATGCTTGGTTCTGAACGTCCAAAGTCAAAATTAAGGGATATTGAATTTGGTATTAATATTATTGGAAGATTATTGTATTCTTTCTCTAAGGGACATTACACATTCCAAAAGATTTTTAGATTGATACAACCTAATAACAATATTAATGAGGTATCTGTTAATACTTTATATAGTGATATGAATCCAACGGTTATTGATATTGCGAAAGATAGGAACAATATTGGTCAGCATGATGTTAGAATTGAAGCAGGGTCTACCTTACCAACAAGTAAATGGGCTGAGTATGGTGTATACTTTGAAGCCTATCAGGCTGGTTTAGTAGACAGAACAGAAGTATTGAAGAAAAACCCAGAGATATTCGACAAAGAAAGTATTTTATCAAGAATGAGTGAGATTGCTCAGTTGCAACAGGCTAACGAACAGTTGCAACAAGAAGTCAAAGAATTGCGAGGAGACTTGCAAACGGCACAACGGGAGTCTGTCCAAGACAAGAAGCGAGTCGCGGTTGAGAAATTCAAACGTGATTTGTCTGAAGTACGGTCAGACGCTAAAGCGGAAAAGAAAGTGCAAGCAAATAAGCTTGCCGACACGGTGAAGTTCGAGTTGGAGAAATTAAAGCCTATTGTTAATAATATGCAAGAAGGCGGTGGTTCTGCTCCTGAAGACATCGAAACATCGTAGAAAGGAAAATCATGGAAGATTATATAGCTGAAGCAAATGCCAGCCAGGACGTTGTTGAAGACGTTGTAGCTGGGACTGAGGAAACTAATCCTTTTGCTGAGGATAATAGTGCATTTACTGAGGAAGGATACGAAGGTGTCCCTCAGCCTGAGATGCAATCTGAGACTTCACAAGTAGACTGGGAGGATGAAAGTAAGAAGTGGCAATCATTATATGATAAGTCACAGACGAATTTGACGAAACTTGAAGACGCCCTTGGTACTGCAGTGGAGATGCAACAGAACGCTCAGGGAGCAACTGTTAATCAGCAGAAAGAACAAGTACCCCAGGTATCCGAGGAAGAATTTAATCCTTGGGATGCCTATTACAAGCCGGATTCACCGTCTTATCAAATGAGAGTTTCTCAGGAGAATCAGTCGGTGTCACGTGCTATTGAAGGTCATATGTCTCAGATGAATGAGAATATTGCCTTGAATAATACGATTAATGAGTTAAAGAACGTACATAAGATGCCCGATGGCGATGTTAAAGAATTCTTACAGTTCGTTACCCAACCAAAAGAAAATGTTGGTTTGGATAACCTTGTAAAACTTTGGCAGGATGTCAACGGTAAAAAAGCATCTCAAGGCGTTTACGACTCACTTGAAGCGGTAAGAGCTTCCAAGAAAGCTCCACCAAGTCCAGGAGCGATACAGGGGCAAGACCCTCGTACGCGACCTAAGAATGAAGAAG